TTTACGAGTCCATGCAGCGCCTTCTTTCATTGGAAGACTTGGACCCTTTAGCTTTTTTTGTGCTACGTCTTTTTCACCTGGATTGGTAGTTCCTTTTGCGAGATTTCTAATCTTTGCTTGTCTTCTGGCAGCACTATGTCCAGAACCAATCTCAAAACTTACATTATTAGCTTCTTTAATAAATTGCGAAAAAGATTTTTGCTCACTTAATTTTTCATCAGAAGAAAGATATTCTGCCGCTGTATCAATAAAGTCTGCAGCTCTTGTAATTTTGGACTGAACCCAAGCAGGTAATTGATGATCAGATTTACGAATAATTTTACGAAGCATTGCAATAGATCTCTCCATTTGATCCATTTCAAGGTTTGCCATGTAACCTTCATGGTCTTTCATCTTTCCACTATTAATTTCCTTGTGATCTTCGTTCATTTTTAACTGCCTGCTATTCATTTCCCATGCGCTTGGGCCATATGAACATTCAGATTTAGTCTCTTCTTTTTCACAAAGATGGCAATAACGAACTTCTTCTTTCTCTTCTTTGACGGATTTTTTTCCATCTTTCCATTGAGATTTTAGTTGCTTTTCCATCTTTAATAAATGCTTGTAGTAATTAGGAAATTCAGCAATATGTTGGAGAGCAATTCCATAAGCCTCTTCGTGAGTAGTTACGTGCTCTCTTTCTACGGTAGATCCGATTTCTGCCTGTCTAATAACATAGTCAACAGAAACGCCATGTTTTTTGGCAATTTCTTTTTCTGTAGGAACTCTCAGTTTAGCCATTATCCACCTACTATTTGAACTTCAGTAACATGACCAACAGCAGCACCATTACCATCTGGTTTTACTGAGAATTTAATTGAATTATTTAGAGTTGCAGTTCCAGTAAAATTTGCATATGTAGATGAATCTAATGCTACTGTAATGCTGGTATCGGTTACTGCAGTTACGGCAAGATGTGCAATTCCAGTATTATAAGCTGCAACAGAAGATCCAGTTAGTGTTACATAATCTCCAACAACAAATGGATGTCCTGGTCTGCCGCCACCCAAGTTTAGATTCAATACAGTATTTGCAGCACCTTTATCAATAGAGATAATTTGTACTCTTTTTGGAGTAGCACATTTAACTATTTCTGACTGTTCTTTTGGAATGTGAAAATCATTTCCGTCTACAGCAGTTGGATTTCCACCCCAAGCCACATGAATAGCATCAGATGCATCAGCAGTAAAGCGATAAATTCCACTTCTTACAATAACTGCAGAAGATTGAGCTGCATTTCCCCCCGTGCAAGATACAGCTGCAATATTTTGTACAACTTTTAAAACAGACATTAAGATACTCCTATTCTTCTGTATTATTTATTTTTGATTGCTTTAGAAACTTTTGAAGTTCTGCGGTGCTTCCGATAAACATTGTATTATTTACAGTAGATGGACCCTTTCGTGAAGGAATATCTTCTTCAATTGTCTTCATTTTTTTCTGTAAATCAATTAATTTATCAGTCATGTCAGCAATATTTTTGATGCCTTGAAATGCAACTTCGTATGCTCTTGGGTGATCACTATTTCTAGCTACATCCATAATGCCGTCAATTGCTTCCTGACCCTTTTCAATTAAATTGTATAATTGTCCTCTGCTGTATTCATAGTCCTTTTCAATATCTTTTGAATCATTCTCAAGTTTTACAATCTCTGCTTCAGAAACTGCATCTTGAGGGACAATATTAAAAGCGTCATCTAGTTTATCGAATGTTGACATAATTATTCAGTCCAAAGTTCATTAAATCCAAAGTCATCGTCTGGTTCTACTAGAGCGTCATCTAATGCATTAATAATTCCATCATTATTATTATCTTCTAGTGCTTTTGGAGTTACACTATATGTAACATATCTGTTGGCATTAATTGCGGTTCCAATATCAACATTGACCTTCTTAATTACATCTGATGTTGTAACTGGTCCGTAAATGTATGACTTTGCAGTAAATGTTAGAGTGTAAATAATAGTTCTTCTGACTCTAAAATCTCCCTCATACTCATCTTGAATAGTTACATTGTTTAGTAAAATTGGAATATCTTTCTTCTCGTCTGTTTCTGCAACCATATTAATTGTAATTGAAAAATATGGTTGAAAGAAAGGTAAAATTTGCTCTAAAATTTGAACAGCATCATCATTATTTTTGCTGATGATAGCAAGTTCAAAATCTAGATTATAAGGAACTGGCATATAATGTGAATAAGATATCTCAGTCTCTCCATTTTTTGGAGTTCTGCATACCTGAGTTGGTCCTAACTTTCTTGTAGGATCATATGAAATACCTTTCAATTCAAATGAAATTCTAGGTAACTGAATTTGAGTTGGCCTTCTTTTATCTAGATTTGGTTCTGCGTCTATTCTAGCTAGAAATTTTTCTGTAGGTCCGTATGCAAAAGGAACCTTGATGGATTGCTGAACAACTCCATCCTTATCTCTTCTTTTAAGTTCTATATTATTGAATAAAGTGCCAAATCCAATAATTGTTTTACGAATTGATTCGTTATAAAAGTGTGTGCCTAACATTAAAATTCTCCCATATTTGAATATTCACCGAATGGATTTCTTTCAGACCAGTCGATAATTTTATCACCTTCATCTTCAAACCATTTGTTTTCGTTGAAGTCATCATTTTCATTTTCAATAGAGCTAAAGGTATTGATTACCCACTCTGCATTACTAGTTCCTCCGACTAGAGTTTCTCCGTCTTGAAACTTTCCTACTATATCTATAAGCTCAAGTTCTTTATTTGTTACATCATACCTTATAACTTTTCCTTTAGCTCCACTTCTAGAACCTGTTACAATTTCTTCAAATTTATAAGTTCCTTTTGGTGCTAATACAGCTTGTGCAGTAGCACCATTTCCAGCGCCACCAATAATTACTGCAGGAACAGAATTATATCCAGATCCAGGTTGAATAATTTTAATCCCTGTGATTACTCCTGCTGAAACCGTAGCAGCAGCTTGAGCAACAGTCGCTCCATTAACAGTACCAAAAGTTACAGTAGTTCCAGACGCAGTATAACCAGTTCCTCCACTGAGAACATTAATTTGCTTGAGACCATCTGTAAGTTTGAATGTGATAGAATATCCTTCATCCCTTCTGATTTTATCAATTTCATCAATTCCAGTTTCAAATCTTTCACTGGAATCTTCCATTACTTCACAGACTAGTTGATAAGTTGCAATCTGTCCTAGCTGTCTAAATGGCTTATTGTGCTCTACAAATTTAATTTGAAATAGTTGATTTGTAAGTGGAAAATAAATTACATCACCTTCATTAGGTCTTTCATTGGTGAGTAAATTATTTGATGATGAAATTAGATCTTCCCATCTTCTCTTTGAAATTATAAATGTTGCCTCTTCTGCAATACGTACTCCAAATTTAGTTAATAAAGTCCCTTCTCCAGTAAATCCCTCATAGTTGGAAACATACATTTCGATCATGTAGTTTTCATCAAATAATGCAAGAGGATCTTCTCTGAATAATCTATCATCATCTGAAAATTCTCTTGGCAAATAATACACATCAAAACCATAAATTTTCAGAGACTCAATGATTAAATCCTCATAGAGTCTCTGTTCTGATGATGTCCCATGTGAAAAATAAACGTTTTTCATTATCCTACCATATCAAGTGGAGGCAGTTCATATGTACTTAGAAGCTCTTCGTATAGTTTATCTAATTCTCCTGTTGCATCATCATATAATTGACGACCATTGAAAGTTACTCCACCTGGCATTTGAATACCTTCAAATTTTGATAAGTTCTGCCCCCACTGTTTTTTGATAAGTGAAGTTAAATATTTTTTAACCCACATTTCATTATATAATTTAGTAAATGTGTTAGGATCTAATGCTCTATAACAATCAATAACAATAAAGTCATCAACACTTTGCATTCCCCAATCTAAATCTATGTAAAGTCTATTTTGAACTTTATTAAATCTGATATCTTTATTTCCTTCCAACATAAAATCTAAGGTCTCAAGATAAGTTAAGACCATGTAATAATTCATAATATCATATGAATAAAAATTATAAAAGTCATTTAGGAAAAATTGATATCTAAATCCAAACATATTATTGACGAAAGCATTTGATACTTTAAAAATGCCTTGAACGCCAATAATATGATCTGGAACAGTTAAATATCCTCTTCCTTCTTCAAAGTTTAAAGTTCTTAAACTATCAGAATCGTTGGTATCAGTTTGAGTAGTAGTAAAGTTTCTTTTCTTTCCATTATCAACATCTTCTTGAGTAAGTTTGTACTTGAGGTACATTCTTTCCATACCACCATACGCTCTTTCATTATAAATCTGAATGGTATCATCAATCAGATCTTCAATCTGATCATCATCCACATTGACTTCAATCACTGGTTTTCCAAGTTTACGAAGACAATATTCTTTTAATTGTACTCTACTACTTGGTTTTGCCATTATGCTGACCTTCTAGTTTTGGAAGCTTCTTTTTGGATAGATGGAGAATCTTCGCCAAAAGCTCCTCCATCAGATACTGAAGATTCTGTAGTCATTTTAGTGATAACACTATTGAGGTAAATTATTTTAGCCTCAAACATAATATTTTGTGATGTCAATTCATTGATTTTCTTTTGCATCACACCTATTAAATTGCTAATTTCATCTTGATTCATAATTTTCTCCAATTAATGATTAGTAGGTCCCTCCATCGAGAGTTGTGGTCCAAACTGGAACTCCAGAACCATTTACAGTTAGAATTTGGTTTGAAGTTGATGCGTCTGCAGTTCCTGCAGCAACAGTGGTAGTAATTCTCTTGTATGCATCGAAGAATGGAATACCATTTGTAATACCATCATCTAGCTTTACAGTCTTGAAGTATGCACTACCTCTTGTTCCACTAAATACGTTTCCACTATTAGTAGCATCTGGAATGTATGTAAAATAGTATGTTACTACATCTTCACTAATTCCAGACTCGTCATAACCAAAGAAGCCAGTTTTTAGACTATCACGATAGTATCTATACTCGATACCACGGTCCATATTATCATCAGCACCTTGAGTGAAAGTTAATTCGGTGCCAGATGAAATGCCGCCAGTTAAAGCATTGCTAATAGTAACTTGAGTTCCTGAAGTTACGGTGATTGTGGTATTTGCAGGAATGTTAGCACTACCACTGACAATATCACCAGTATTAAGACCAGTGGTATTATCTAAAGTTAAAGTTGTTGCTCCATTTGCAGCAGATGAAGTCAACACTTTTTCACTGATCGCATCTCCAAGAGTGAAGATAGGATCATTAACTGTCATTACTGTAGAATTTACAGTAGTAGTTGTACCAGTTACCTTGAAGTTGCCTCGTACAATGACATCACCACCAGCATCTCCGCCAGCAGGATAAGGGTCAAGGGTAATAGTTTGACCATTGGTGTCTCCATAAATTGTAGATCCATTAATTTTTAGATCACCAAAATCTGTTGTAGTAGCAGCAGTACCGAAATTAATGGTTGTTGCAGCGCCAAATGCGTTTACTGTAGTTGCATTTGTGTTTGCTAAGTTAAATGTAGTGGTAGATACAGTTAGATCGCCACCATCAATGTTAACATCTCCGTCAACATCTAAGTTATTATTAATATTGGTAGTACCTGTAGCAGCACCAATCTCAATAGTAGTAGCAGCACCAGCAAAGTTTACGGTGGTTGCGTTAGTGTTTGCAAGATTGAAGGTTGTAGTGGATACTGTGAGATCCCCACCATCAATATTGACATCTCCATCAACATCAAGGTTATTGTTGATGTTAGTTGTTCCAGTAGCAGCACCAAGCTCTAGAGTTGTAGCAGAGGTAAATGCATTTACTGTAGTTGCATTTGTAGTAGCAAGATTGAAGGTTGAAGTTGAAACTGTTAGGTCTCCGCCGTCAATGTTAACATCTCCGTCAACATCAAGGTTATTATTAATATTGGTAGTACCAGTTGCGGCACCAATTTCAATTGTGGTTGCAGCACCCGCAAAGTTTACAGTTGTCGCAGTACCATTTAATAGATTAAAGGTAGTCTGATTAGTTGTTAGATCACCACCCTTAATTTGTAGATCATTATCAATTACAACATTACCGATGCTTAGTGTGATTAATTCACTAGCATCAGTAGTATCTACTTTAAAGTAAGTATTTGCACCTTGGCTGATTGTATATGCAGCAGCAGTATTATCTTCAATTACGTTATTAATTGTAGATAGTGAGTTACCAAAAGTGATAACTTCTGCATTGTCAGTAGTTGCAACATTAATATAATTAGTTGCTCCTTCAGCAACCTTAAATGCATTTGCGGCGTTATCTTCTACATCTAGATTGACAGATGCAATGTTGTTACCAATAGTTATTGATTCATTACCATCAAGTGTGGAAACATTTAGGTAAAAATTAGAACCTTCTTTTACAGAATATGCATTTGCATCTGCATCTTGAACTACTGTTCTTACTGCAGCTATTGAGTTACCTAAAACTAGTAGCTCTGCTTCGTTAGTTGTATCAACAGCAATATATTGATTTGCTCCTTGAGCTACTATAAATGCCCCACTAACGTTGTCTTCAACTACAACATCTACAGAAGCTAGAGAATTACCAAGAGTAATTTTCTCAGCGTTATCAGTTGTTGTAATGTCAAGATAAACGTTTGTTCCTTCTTTGATTGCAAGAGCATCTACAGTATTATCTTTTAGATTAATATTTGTAGCTACTTGGGTTAAATTGATATCTCCACCCTGGACAGTTAGATCTCCAGAAATGGTGAAGTCTGAAGGAGCTGCAAGTGATCCTACATATGCAGAACCTGCAACATATAGATCTTCTCCAATACCAACACCACCCGCAACTGTTAGAGCACCAGTTGTAGTTGAAGATGATGGGGTATTATCGCTAATGCTAATTGCAACGCCATTCGCAAAGTTCCAATCTGCACCTGTGACCTCTAGACGGTCATCAGTGGCTTCATCATATTTAATTTTTGTATCTTTGCTGGTTCCAAATGTTAGATAAGTATCATCTGGAATTACTACTTCTCCAGCACCGTTTGGATCTAGGTTAATATCTCCATCAGTATTGGTTGAGGAAATTGTATTCCCATCAAATCCTAAATTATCAACGTAAAACTCGTTAATTCTCTTTGATGAGTCTACAATCAGTGCAGAGTTGGCAGTCAGTGTTCCATGCCCATGATCTAGCATGTCAGTGAAGTATTTACCGCCAATAACTTCAATATTGGCTGCAATACCTCCAGACTCAGTGCCAGTGCCTAGGTACATCTTACCATAAGATGTTACCGTAGCACTCTGAGCATCGGTATAGGTCGCTGTACCCCAGGAATAACCTAATTCACCTTGTCCAAGGTTTGGTTGTCCAGTTCCAGAGGATCTTTTAATTTTAATGATAGTTGCCATTTCTGTTTCCCTGATGGTTTAGTAGTTACCGCAATTAATGGTTAGACCATTACGTTCTATAATATTAGAAGCAACCCAAGTCCCAACAGTGGCATCATATTGTAAAAGGGCTCCGTGTTGTGCGTTTAAAGCATCAACATCACTTAACGAAGATATTTTTTGTGCTGCATTTTGTGCAACAGTTATTACTTGTGGCTGATTTGAAACCGTTACTTTTGTTTTCATGTTACTCCAGGATTGATAGTAACAATTCCCTCTATAACTCTAGTTTTTTTACCAGAAGAATTGGTAAGTACTACATCATATAAGTATCTGCCTTGTTCTAATAAAGAAGTTTGTGCAGAAGTTAAATCAAGAATAACAGTTCCAGTAGTTCTGATAACAGGAAAAGATACTGTAAAATTTACATAATTTGTGCTATAATAAGATTTCCTTATTTTAGCTTGACCAGTGTATCCAGTCAAATCCCAGGGAGCATTGTTGTCATCATAAATTGTAATTTGAGCGTTGAAATCAGAGCCCTGGTCAATATACAGATTTTTTACAGCTGCCATTTAAAAATATTTATATAGAGAGGTCTCCCTAGTATTTATAAGGAGACCTTTTTCTTTCTATTTTTTTAGAAGCATATTCATGGCAACATGCTGATGAGTATAATATAATCTAGCAAAGTCTTTTGCTATCTTTTTAGCCTGCTCTTCATTCAATGTGTCGATGTCATTATAAATTTTTTGAAGCGCAAACTGCTTAGCCAGAGGTAATTCGTCCATTTAATTGTAAAAGCAAAGATTTAATTTCACCAATTTCTGATTTGAGATTATTCAAATCTTCTTCAATTTTATCTACTCTATATGATTTATGTTGTCTTGCTTGATACTGTTTCATATAAGACTCATACTCATAAGAGTTATCATTTACAATGGCACCACTTTTCATATCTCTATAAAGACCTGGGTGCCCATCAACCATTAGTTTATCCATATTATACAGCAAGTGCAATAGCTCTAAAGTTTCTAATCTTAGGAATGTTAGTTTGATCTCCGCTAACCATGCAGATTTTAACTGCAAATTCTTTAAACTCTGGTAGGTTCTTCAATTCAAAATC